CTCTCGCTTTGCCTTTACCCATACCTGGCTTTGGAGTTGTATTTGCATCAAATGATTTTGCTTTCTTAGTAACTAAGTTGCCTTTGTTAGAATAAGATTGCTTACCATTTAATACAGTTGGTGTTTTCTGATCTTTAATTTCTGTTCTTTTTATCATAGTTATAGCTCTTTTAATCCAATATCAATTAATTTTAGTTCCTTTTGTTGGTCAAGTCTATCTTTCGTAGTGTTATCTTTCATAATTGCTATATCACGCGATGTATCAATACGCTCTCTATCTATTTGATCTTGACGCGCCTGTTCCATCGTCCTTGTTCTTTCTTTTGCTTCAAATTGCTGTTGATCTTGGTTCAATTGTTGACCTTTTAGCGCAAGTTCTTGTTTTCTGATAGTGACGAGTGGATCTTCATCGCCTGTCATACCTACTTGAGCAGAAAACTCTAACATCAGCTCAGTCATAATTGGCGAACTAAACTGAGCCAAAATATCGTTTGATTGAGTCTTCATCTGTTGAGCTTCCACAGGACTTGCTTGTTGAGCTTGTTGTTGTAACTGCTCGTACTGTTGTCTAGCTTCTGGTGGCATTTGCTCTAGTGCAATCATATCGGCTTTCATTTGTATGTGTTGCATGATGTGACTAATTATATTTGCTTGTACTTGAGCATTTGTTTGTACTGGTTGCAAATTCAATAAACTTGAATGTGCTGCTATGTGTGCATCGTGGTTTTGTTGTGGAAATGCTTGCGCCATACCACCCATCAATAAAGTGCTGTTTTCCATACCAGCTTCTACTGGCGATGGTTCTGATGGAGGAGGTGGCTGTAATAAGCTGTCTATATTGTCTACGCCTAATGATGCGTACATTCTTCTATAAGCTTCATAAACACCACCAGGGCCGTGAATTTCTGGATTACTTTGCACTAACTGCATCATTTCTTGAGCCATTACTATTCTCTGGCTTGTAGAAAATATGTCAGGGTTACTAACAGGGAAAATATCCACTTTTCCATCAAAGTCAGACTGTTTTATCTCATTAACACCACCAGATACCTGATATGGATAAACAGGTGGCAAACTATCAGCCAAAATATCTGATAACAATCCAAATTCTTTCTTTTGTGCGTTGTGTAAGCGTTTGTGGATTGCACTCAAGACTTTTGTAGACTTTTCCATAAGTGCAAGTGTTGTACCTACAGGTGCTTGAGAGTTACCTTCACCTACTGCAATCTCTGCAATAGAAGCAAATCTTTGTCCTGACTGAACTAATAATCCTAAAAGATTAAGTAATGTGCCACTTGGCTCTTTGAATGGTAATGGTTGTATTGCGTCGCGTAATGACCCTGCTGGAGCGTCTACATCTCTAAATTCTCCAGGTTGAATAGGCTCATCTTCGTTTCTAATGCGTATACCTCTAGTTTTGAAGCCTGCTGGTAGGTTCGATAGCGTTCCAGCATCAATTAATTGTCTTAATATAGAGGTAGAAGCCTTAGATAGACCGCCAATCATGTGAGTAAGACCAAATCCATAGAATCCAAGCCCAGGTAAGAACTTAAAATGCACAAAATACTCTATTTTAGTGCGTAATGGGTCTTCTTCTCTAAAATTACGTCTAATAGACAAAACAGATTCAGTATTTGCATCAATAGTTACGATATATGGCAGTTTTACACCTGTTTCTTCGCCATCTTCGTCTTGATCTTCAAAGCCTTCTAAATCTAAATTAGTGTGTATTTCATGTAAAACACACACTTCACCAGTATCGTATGATGGTTCTATACCTTCTAGCTTCTCTTTTTCACTTTCTAAGCCAGAATAGTTTTGATTTTCATCGTCTGGCTGTAATTCAACCTTACGATAAAAGCCAATTGCTTGTAACTTACGTACATCGTTCTCTGGCATCTTAATTAAGTGACTGATTCTAGGGCAAGACTCTAAATCCGTAGTGTAGTAAGGAACTATTAAGTCTTCAGGTGCTATAAATTTAGATACTGGACGCTGTAGGTTTTCATCGTAATACACTTTTTTAAATGCAGAGCCTGCAAGAGGTAGATAAAACAGCATTTGATCTAATTCTTCGTCATACTCTTCCATCACATGCAAGATTTCGTAATTCATAAACTCACGTACTCGTTGCGCTTGTTCTTCTATTGTTGAATCGTATGCACCAACAACTTGAGTTTTTACAGGGCCACCTGCAGGTAATAATTCTTTGTATGCTTGCGCTTGGAATTGAGTAACGGCTTCACCTAATAATGGATGGGTTACACCGCTTGCGCCTTCAAATGGTTCTGATCTTGTTTCATCAAACTTCATACCGAGATATTTCAATCCATCGGTGTATGTTTTTTCCCAATCTTCTCTGCTTGATCTATCCGATTCGATAGCTGATGTTAAATCTATATATATTTTAGATAATTCTGATTCTGATACGACTTCCGCAAGATTTTCTCCGAACTCAGAAGTCATTTGCATTTCTTCTTCTGGCCCTAGTATTGCTGAACCGTCTTCTTGCATTTGAATATCGGCTTCTTCGATACCCTCCATTACTTCAATAATTTCTTGCTCTTCTGTATCTTGAGCCTTTGTCATTTCAACTGGTTCTGGTGTTGTACGTTCTATTGCCATTAGTAATAAATCCTTTGTCTTACGCCTCTGTCTTCATCTTCATAGTCGGAAGCTAAACTCAAAAAACCACCTTCGCGGAAACGCATGATAGCTTGGGTCATAGTATCACATAAATCGTCGTTTTTTCCAAAAGGAAAAGACGCACACTCTTCAATCATCTCTTCGGCAAACATCCTGTTAGGTGCAAAAACCATTTCAGATTCAAATACAGGAGCAACTGAGTGCATACGAGAATGTTTGTCGTGACCTCTGGTTGGACTGTAATTTACTACAGGAATACCCATTCTTCTTAATTCATGTGTCAAAGGTGTACCAGAGGCTTTGGCTTCTATTAATACCATATCAGTCTCCCAATAAGTGTATTCACGCATAGCTACATCTTTCAGTTCTGGAAAGTCCCATCTGCCTTTTTGACAGTCCAAAAGAATAATACAGTCAGTTCCAGTCTCTTCGTTTCTAAATACACCCCAAGTAGATATTGCAGAAAAGTCAGCCGTTTCTTTTTTTGAAAATGCGGTATCGTATGACTGCATAATGTATTGGACGCTGGGTAAGGTTTCATGTTCCCATCTTTGCCACCATTCTCGTTTAATTATCGAACCCTCTTCAGCAGTAGGGTTTTGCATCCATTGAGCGTTCCATTTGATTCCAGGTAATGATGCTTTTACTTTGAGTAATTCGTCTTCAGGCCAATACTCAGGCCATAAAGGTTTTTCTGTTTCAGGAAATATTGCAGGGAACTCAATCACTTCCCATTGATCTGCCATTGGTTCTACTTGCGCATCAAGTAACTTAGCAGTCAAATCAATCGCGCTCCATCGCGTCATCACAATAACAATTGCACCGTTTGGCTGCAGACGTTGACGAGGGCCAGAGGTGTACCACTCATACGCTGATTCTAGTGCGGTTGGACTGAGTGCGTCTTGTTCGGAGTGTGGGTCATCAATAATCAGTAGATCCGCACCACGACCTGTAACCGCACCCCCTACACCTGCAGCAAAGTATTCGCCACCTTTATTGGTTTCCCAACGTCCTGCCGATTTGTTGTCGGCTTGTAATTTAACTTGCGGAAATATTTTTTTGTATTCTTCTTGATCCATTAAGTTACGGACTTTACGACCGAATCGTACTGCCAGTTCCCCTGTATGCGTAGTCTGCATAATTTTCATCTTGGGTTTGAGTCCCATAATGTATGAGGGAAAGAAAGTAGAGGCGAACTCACTCTTAGTATGTCGAGGTGGCATATTAACGATCAGACGTTTGCATTTGCCTTCTGCGACTTCTTGGAGTTTCTTTGCAAAGATTTTATGGTGACTACCGCAGATAAACTCAGGCCAGATATGATTTATGTAATTGAAGAAACTACTTTGGCATTGTTCTTGTACTTGGTAGTTATCGAGCTTTTCTTTCAACATCAGAGCTTCTTTCAACTCTGTTTCAGTAAGACTGGCTAGGTTCATTTAAATGTATTTTTGGTCATTATATAAAGATTTATCTACTGAACCGCCTTTAGCATAGCCAAGAAAATCTCTTAAAGTTTTAAGAGTAGGTGCATTAAATGTTTTTTGTGTATATTTTCCACGACTGCCTTTGGTTATTCCAGGTGTGTATTCATATACAGTATATTTATTGTTGCCTTTATCAATAAAAACATTTCCTGGGGTTGTATTTGAATAAGGAGATGGCACAGTATCTACTTCTGAAAAACCATGATCTTTTAGCATCCTTTGCGTTATTCGGTCAGAAGAACTCGAAAGACTAACATCAGGAAAATCTCTTTCTGGTTGAAGATTTCCATAACCATCGTCAACTAACTTTTCACCTTTATAGTAATTAACAATATCTTTTGCTTCGTCAGCATCATAGCCTGATTCTTTTGCTAATTTTAAATTATTTTTTTCTATTTCATTAATTTTTTTTAATTTGTTTTCAGGTTGTTTCTGTTTAGCTAACATACGTTGTCTAACTTTTTCAATAGGATCAGCGTCTCGTCTTGCTTTTGCGTATCTTTTTCTTGCTTCATCTTCAAGACGTTCTGCATATGCAGGATTTTCTTTACGAACTATTTCTAAAATATTATCTCGTAATTCAACAATTTCGTTTTGAACGCGGGTTTCGGCTAGTAAAGCTGGTCTACCATCACCGCGAGCCGCGTTAATCTTTTCTCTCTTGAGAGTGTTTTGAAGTTTGTCTATTCTGTCTTGAAATCTTTGCGCTTCTTTATACGATCTACTTCCTGCTTTTAAAGGTTTCATCCAAAATAAAGGTGGAAAAAGTGTAGCGGCTTCAAAAGCGGCTTCACCTAAAGTTTGGGGCGCTAAAAATCTTGCTGTTTTAAATGCTGGGTTATCAGCTAGGTCAGGATATTTATCTAATAAAAGGGCTTCTAATCCTCCTCCCCTGAAATTACCTAAAGCAGAACGATCACCTGTAGCAAACATTTCTTGACCTTTAAATAATTCTGCTCTAGCTACTTCCTCTTTACGTAGGTCTTCTAGGGATTGGCTAGACCTTCTTTTTGCTACTTGTTCTTCAAAGGGGACATCCATAACGAATGATGAGTGTATTGTAACTGGATTTACTTTAGGTAAGTCAGACATTACATCATCTGCGATAATTCTGCATCAATTGGGTTTTGTTGCTGACCTTGTTCTACAATCGCTTGCATCACCATTGCAATATCTTGATCGCTGAGTCCCATTTCTTTGAGTGCAGCTATAATCTCTTCTTCGGATGCGCCTGATTGCATCATTTGCATTACCATATCCATTATTTGCTGTACCGCAGCCATTTCTTCTTGGCTGGGTTGCATTTGAGGTGCTTCCATATCCATTGTTCCACGTGAAACATCTTGAAGAGCCATATCTATTTCACCACCGTTTGCTTTCTTAATAACGCCTCTACCCATAAGGATATCTTTCTGCGTCACTACCCCATCGCCTGATAGGTCTGGAAATGATGCTTCACCGCCATTTTTCATTCCAACTATAGTTTGACCAGGGAACAACTTATCAAATGGATTTGGTTCAGCAATTTCTCTGTCTCTGTCCGATATGGTTCTGCCTGAATCTAAATTCTGTAAATCAATCTCTATTGTTCTTCTTTTTGGATCTTCCTTTGGGGCTGGTCTATTAGATTCAGTTTGGTAGCCTTGAACAACTTTATTTACATAATCTTGAACAGGTGCGCCAATCTGTCTGGCAACATCTACGGCTTCGCTTGCAACTTCTTTCAAAGTCTTTATGGCATACTGGCCTGTTTTTTGGAAGTTTGCAGCAACTTTACCTAATTCTTCTGGATCAAAATTATCGGTAGCTTCTGCTAACTCATATAATCCGTATGCAGTTGCCGCAGCAGCTCCGTATGGGTTGAGACGCGCTCCTATACGTAAAAGGGGATTGAAACGACTTGCAGCTTGAGTTCCTGCAACTATACTTCCCGCGCCTCCTTTTGATGCAACATTTTTTCCTACATTTGCTAATCTTGCAGCTCTATCTCTCATTCTTTGTTGTAAATATTCATTTCTGTCGCTCATCTTCTTGCCCTTCCTCTCATCACGTTGCTGGGTACACCCATAAATGGTGCGATCCCTTGATTATTTGCTGCCACCGTTTGTCTTGGTTTAGGTACATTAAACCCTGAAACCAAATCATATTCAACATTTGGAGGAGCTACTCTTTCTGGTATGGTACTGAATGGATCGTTGGCAGGTGACATCACACCACCAAATCCTATTCTTGATTGTAAGTCTGCTAACAATCTGGCTGTCTCTGCTGGCGTTCTCTTGACTGATTCACCACGCGCTGCTCTCATTCTATCAAACTCGGCTTGTCTAGCCTCTCGATCTATATCGTATTGACCAGATTCTGTATATGCGTCTCTGCCAGATTCAAAAGAAGAACCTGCACCGCCATACAATACATTCATCGCTGCAGCTTTATCTCTTGCTATTGCTGCGTCGTCGGCTGCGTTTGCGGCTGCTCTAGCCTCTGCTTTGGCGTTTCTGACTAAATTTGCGAGTGCAGTCTTAGTATCTTGATCGCCAGACGCTGCTCTTGCATTTATTGTATTTATTAAGTCTTGTAAGGTTGCTTGTTCTTTAGGTGCGCCTTTTGCCATCGCTGCAACTAACGCTCCGCCTACAGGCGCAGATGTTTCTACAGGGGCGGTTTGTATTGGTGGATTCAGCTTGTCTAGTACGGCTCTACCCAATCTTGATAGGATTTGTCCTTTCAGTCCGAATATTCCTAGATTTGCAGCTTTCTCTACGCCTGAACCTATTGTTTTTGCTACACCCCCTAAAGATGGTAAACCGCCTCCACCTGTACCGCTAACGGATACTGGCATACTGCCAGATATGGCTATAGGTGAACTGAGTCCCATACTTCTACTGGTCATACTGGCAGTCGGATTGGAAATTCTATTTGTAATTTCTGGAGCAAAAGGAGTCACCCTTACTGGTTGTTCTCTTATTGGTGTGGGGGTCGGTAAGGGTGAAAAAACTGGAGAAATTTCTGGGGCTATAGGAGTCCCTACCGTTCCTATACCAGAAATGGGGGGCTGTATAGATCCTATTGAAGCAATCGTATCGTTTATATCTGTAGAAGTGGGTACTTCAGATACGGTATCTAGGGGGAAATCGAAATACGACTGAATCTCATCCTCTATAGGATCTAATACAGCTTGATCGTCTAAATAACTTAAATTATTTATAGCTTCTTGCGAAATGTCTATAGGGCCTCTAACGGCAGAACCTAGTCTTGGTAGTCCAAGATAACTGTAGTCTGTATCAAATAAACCGTTTGCCATATAAATTCCTTAAAAGAGTTACAGGCAAGGAAAAAAGTTAAACAAATTGGAGAAAGTGAACAAAACAAAAATCCTCACCTGTAACTACTCAAAAGTATAAAGACATATCGTTGATCCTACAAGGAAAAAATGGTTTGTTGAGATACCTTTGATTGAATATGTGTTTTATTGTCAAGTCACGCAACTATAAGTACCTAATCCGATTTGGGGGGGTCGGTCATATCCGACTGTTCCGACTTTTCCGATTTACCTGGTGAATAGAGTCCCTATATCTAGGCTGCTGACCTCTAAAATAAATACAATTATTTATCAAATGAGTGTAGACAGGATGTCACCATATGTTATAATACAA